TTGTCCGCCCCAAAATCAAGAACAGCAACGGCCTTATCAGAATCAGTATCGTTATAAATCAAAGCTCCCCGCGCTGTAATCGTAGCACTACTCCAAGTAGTGTTAGCAAAATCCGTAAACCCGGTAGTACCACTACTTGATGGATCAACTCTTGTTAACGTATTACCCCCTGCAGTGTACCCTGTACCAGATACTTCATTAGTCGCGCTATACGCAGTGGTGGCAGCACCCAAACTTGCACTAGAAGTGTAGAGGGCTATCTTGAAGGTATCCCCACCACTATTTTTAAAATTATGCACCGCTTCCAAAAGTTCTTTCTTAAAGGAAGTGCACATTGCCTGTGAAATTGCCATAATCTACTCCTACCCTACGGCTTGCCTGTATTGTCCTGAACGATACGCATCTTCTCGTAACTTACCATCCCCAAGGTTTTTAAGTAACCCTAAAGCATGTACATAGAAACCCTGATAATTAGATATGGTTTCAGGCTCTCCCTTCATAAATCGAATAGCCTCAATTAAAGCACCATTCAATAACGCAGAGTCGAACTCATCCCCTAACCATGTAGTACCAGCAGTTACAATGGATTCAGGATAGTATCCGTAATGAAGTTCAGTGCCGAGTGCGCTACTGGGGGTTGGACCTACTAGAAAACTCGTATCACTAAAATAAGCGTAGTGTGTAGGAGTACCTGTAGTCGCAGAATTAGGGAAAGCCTCACGCATAAAGTTTACATCTTTATTGAGGAGGAAATTATGTACACCAGCGCTACTTATTACTGATAGACTATAAGTATATAGAAAATCAGAAGGTACTGCTAAGAACCTATTACCAGAAGTCATAGATCCAGTAACATTTCTCCGTAGGGCGGGTATCTGTACGCTATTATATATTTTCTGCTCTGCTTGGTCCGTAAACAAAGCAAGCTGTGCATCTGTGAAGGTATTTTCACAAATATCTTGGATATCCGCTTTTAGATCCGTGTAATTCATAGCTTACCAACCTTTTAGGAAGTAGTTACCACAACTTGCCCTACAAACCCAGAACCAATGATAGGTGTAATAGCCTGCAGCCCTACAGGATTCGGCCCTCCCGAAGAGTTAATGGCTACAATCTGTGCCCTACTTTGAGCATAACCCGCAAAATCTGGTCTAGGGTCTCGTATAGCCTGCGGATCATCTACTGGGTACATACCTAACTCAAGTTGAGGATGATCTGGGTCCCAGCATGTAGGACAAGCCTTTAAGTTAGTAGTAATGCCTTTTTTTGTAAGTTTACGCAGCTTAACTAGCTTATACCTAAACCCACAAATATCACATTCCGCGAGGGCATTCTTACCTGATGCAAATCTAACGGACATCTAACAAAACCTATTTACTACCCTGTTCTTTCATAAGTACCCCGGCTACAACTGTAACAGCGGCAGCCCCCAAAAAGTATATCCCCCCTGCAGGGATACACATAGAGAGAATAAGAGCGCCTACACCAACAGCGATCCATGAAGTTGGCTCTATAATCCTGCCCTTAACCCAATCTATAACTACAGCTACATCCATAACTAACTCCTACTATTGACTAAAATATAAATATTAACTTTACTACTAAGGCCATATTTTCAACATATATATCACAAGATACGTATTCATATTCTAGAAATTTTAGGTACAAATCTTGCCGAAGATTTTTCTCTATCTTCTCCAGCGGCAAGACCAAATTGAAATTCATAATCAGCCTTCAGCATCTCAATTCTAGGGGCAAGATCAGGTGATTTCATAGCAATGTTATATGCTAACCCTGCCACTAAACAAGGAAGGAACCGGAAATTCATGTCTGCGGTTTCTATACCACCACCAGCATCTTCTATCCTACGCATACGCCAATAAACAAAAGTGTAGTCATTACTATCTGGCACAGGCCAAACATTGATCTTGGGTGCATCAACAAGCCTCTCTATCCACACCTGAATAGGTCTGCCCCGTGAAAGTTTATTAGGTATAGAGGCAAAAGTACTTACACTAATACGACTAATATTAATGTCAGACTGTCTTGTTGTACTACCACTATTCGTACGAATAGCTTGTTCTAATAAATCTATAGTGTCAGAAGGGAGCGTATATTGAGAGGTACCTGTTGTAAGACTTACTGTGCCAGAATCTATAGTCCATAGGTTTATCCCCCTATTCTGCCATTCTATAGTAAGGAGATTCATTGACCGGCGAGCAGTACGGAGATCATACCCCGAACGCATTTCACTGCCTGCACGCTCCCACGCTTCTTCAGCGATCTCCGTGAAATTCATATCAAATGCAGTTGTACCTGACGTAGCCATCATTTACCCCAAGATTTCTTAGCTTGTTGTTTAGATTTAACCGACAGTTGACTATAATGATATAGTTTCTTAGCTGTATTAGACATAGTTTTCCCTGTCATAAGAGTACCATCAGGGTGTTTATGTATTTTACCCTTATGCTCACTACCATTAGAAAAATAATGTTTTACACCTTTTGCCACTATACGTTCCTATATTTAGCCGTTTTCTTAGTTATCTTCTTTGGCTGCTTCACGAACTGCTTCCCGGCAGCAGTCCCCCGGCGCTTTGCTCTCGTGGTCGCTGCATACTCCTTCGAGGATAACGATTTTATGGCCTTCTCCGGTAAGTATCGTTCGCCGGTTTTGCCTGACGGTTTCCCTGACTTCGTTTTCCATTTCTGCTTTGTCCACTTCGACAGTTTATTACTAGATTTCTTCTTACCTTCGTACGATCCACCAGCATCTTTATAATACTTAGTAGCAAGTTGCATAGCTCTAGCCGAATGTTTACCACCCATCTTGGCTTTAGCTCGTGACTTAGCTTTAGCCCATTTAGCAGGATCACGTTTAGTAGCTACACCACCTGACTTATAGTATTGACGCATTAAGACCCCTTCATCTTAACCATCTTAGCGGGACGAACACCTTTTATAACTTTACCCGCACCGCGAACTTTAATGGTCGGGTTTTTCTTCTTTTTCTTAACCTTACCACCTTTTTTATAAACCATGCCTCGACGGGACCCCTGCCCAATAGCTTCGCCCGCTGTAGATAGATACTCTCCTGCACGCCCTGCTGCGCTGGTTATATTCCCTACTTCTCCTGTGGCACTACCACCCCTAGGCCGTGCTATATCCTGGCCAGGATAGAAGTAATCCATTCCTCTAGCTTCACCCATATCAATATCCTTTCATTACGTCAGTGTAGCGGAGCGAATCTTTCTCTGCACTGCCCTACCAACACCACGAGGCTGTGTAATTGTACCACCCGTTTTATACTTTATCATGCCGCCCATATTCTTCTTCTTTCCGGGTTTCTTCTTTTTTGGAAGGCCTTTTTCATCAAACTCACTTATACTGTCACTCGTGGCTTGATCTGGGATACCCGCAGAAATAGCTCTCTTACGTTTTTCCACTGCGGCTTTCTTAGACTCTACCATATCACCTTTAGCATACCGCTTAACCTTACCACCTTTTTTAAGATCACCATCACCTGGCTGGAAGTCCTCGGTGATACTCTGTGGGAAGCCACCCCCAGTCCCAGGTCGGAAGGTATCTGTGACACCAGGAAACCCTGGATTAGACCCGCCTATACCTTCTTGACCCCCAGATCCAATAGCTCTACCCGCTGTAGATAGATAATCCCCTGCACGACCTGCAGCTTTACTAATGGCTTTTACTTGTCCTGTAGCACTACCATCATCACCACCACCGCCGAAAACAGGGGCCGCCATCATTGCGTTGGGCTGCTGCCCACGTAAATCGCCACCCACTGCATATTTTTTAACTTTTTTACTCTTCTTTTTCATATTCATATCAAATTTCCTTTCAACACTTCCAGCGTTTTCTAGCCTGTCTAAGACGGCTATTTGGGTCTTTAGCTGCTTTAGGGAACTTCTTCATCTGTCCTGCACTACGCGCGCAATAAGATTTACGTCGGTTAGCAGATTTACTACCGGGTTTGACTTTACCTGTTACAGCCGTTTTCAGTTTACTACCGGGGTTCTTACTACGGTAAGAAGCTACCCCCGCAGGGGTCATTCCCGCGCCAGATTTAGTAGAGCGAAAGTTCTTCTTATTCCTAGCAGGCATATTGTCTGGCTTACGTACACTACCACCAGACTTATAATATGTACGCACAGGGGTTACCCCTCGTAAAAGACGGTCATAGATGAGAGACCAGCTACAGAATATGTTACGTAGCCACCACCTACACATAATATACCATCATCAGGAACATCAGGGTATTGTGTAGTGTTAGCAGCCGCTACAGTGTTGAACTGCATACGTATAGTACCTGTACCAGAACCTTCTCTAAATGTGATCGTACCCGCTGTACCCGTATTAACAGCATATAGTCCACGAAGCCGCAACCTACCTTTAAATATAGGGGCAGCAATAGAGGCACCAGAACCTGCGCTTACGTTACCAGCGGGGTCACCTACTGCGGCTATTTGGGTTACGGTAGTAAAGAAAGCCGAACCTGTCGCTGTACCGGCATTTGCGCCCGTAATAGATTCAGTAGCAGCATCACCCTGCTCATCTGTACCTGTTACAGTAAAGGAAATACCAGAATCATTTCCTGCGCTAAGAATAGTAATGTTACGAGGCTCATCAAACGTAACCGCACCCCCAGAGGTAAGTGCACCCCCAAGGACTAGATTAGCGTCATCAGCTACACCGGCGGCGACGGAAATACCATCGGCATCTATTGCGGCAGCAGTTATAAACGTAGATTGAATGTCAGAAGACATGTAGATCCTCCTTAAAAAGGGTGAGGATTTTTAGGCCCTCACCCATTAGACCTATAAATTAAGCTATAGTCGCAATAGGAGTGGACAGGGCTGTTGCCATCCAAGTGGAGTTGGTTCCGTCATCA